AACAACACAACAACAACATCACAAACAACAAAACAACTACAATGGCATACACACAACAAGCAACTACCGCCGCGTTAGCAAGCACTCTCCGAGGGAATAATCCCTTGGTGAATGACCTTGCTAACCGGAGACTGTATGATTCAGCGGTCGAACAATGCAATGCACATGACCGCAGGCCTAAGGTTAATTTTCCCAAGACGATTAGCGAGGAGCAGACGTTGATCGCGACCAAAGCCTATCCTGAGTTCCAAATTACGTTCTTCAATACGCAGAACGCCGTGCACAGTCTCGCGGGTGGTCTTCGGACCTTGGAGCTCGAATATTTAATGATGCAAATCCCCTATGGTTCAACTACATATGATATTGGGGGCAACTTTGCTGCTCATATGTTCAAGGGCCGTGACTACGTTCATTGCTGCATGCCTAATATGGACTTACGTGACGTAATGCGTCACAATTCTCAAAAGGAAAGCATTGAACTGTACCTTTCAAGGCTAGCGCAAAGGAATAAGGTTATCCCTTCTTTCCAAAAGCCGTGCTTTGATAAATACACGGATGATCCGCAGTCTGTTGTTTGTTCCAAACCTTTTCAACACTGCGATGGGGTAAGCAACTGCACCGATAAAGTGTACGCTATTGCTCTGCATAGTTTATACGATATCCCTGCAGATGAATTTGGGGCGGCACTTCTGAGACGAGGTGTAAATGTTTGTTATGCCGCTTTCCATTTTTCTGAGAATCTTCTTTTGGAGGACTCTTATGTTAGTTTAGATGATATCGGGGCTACCTTTTCTAGGGAAGGTGACGTCCTAAATTTTTCCTTTGTAGCCGAAAGCACTTTAAATTATAGTCACTCTTATAGTAATGTATTGAAGTATGTGTGCAAAACTTACTTCCCGGCTTCTACTAGAGAAGTCTATATGAAGGAGTTTTTAGTAACTAGAGTAAATACATGGTTTTGCAAATTTAGTAGGATAGATACATTTGTGCTTTATAGAGGTGTGTATCACAGAGGTGTAGACAAGGAACAGTTTTACACAGCAATGGAGGACGCTTGGCACTACAAAAAGACTTTGGCTATGATGAACAGTGAGAGGATTCTTTTAGAAGACTCTTCTTCTGTTAATTATTGGTTCCCAAAGATGAAAGACATGGTCATCATACCGCTTTTTGACATTTCTTTACAGAATGAAAATAAGCGTATGTCCAGAAGGGAAGTAATGGTTAGTAAGGATTTTGTCTATACTGTTTTAAACCATATCAGAACATACCAGTCAAAGGCCTTGACGTACGCCAATGTTTTGTCATTCGTCGAATCTATAAGATCACGAGTGATTATCAATGGCGTAACGGCGAGGTCTGAATGGGATGTAGATAAGGCCTTATTACAGTCACTGTCGATGACTTTCTTCCTTCAGACCAAACTGGCTGTGCTTAAAGATGAACTCCTAATTAATAAGTTCCAAGTTCACAGTAAGTCACTAACGGAATATGTATGGGATGAAGTAACATCGGCTTTCCATGGATGTTTTCCATCTATTAAGGAAAGATTGATCAAACAGAATCTCATTTCAGTTTCTGAGAAAGCATTGGAGATCAAAGTTCCTGATCTGTACGTTACCTTCCACGATAGGTTGGTGAGAGAGTACAGATGTTCAGTCGATATGCCCACAGTGGATGTGAGGAAAAGCCTCGAAAAGGCTGAACTGATGTACAATGCGCTTTCGAAATCTCAGTGCTCAAGGATAGTGACAAGTTTGATGTTAATGTTTTTTCCCAGATGTGTGATAACTTAGGTGTTGATCCACTTGTAGCAGCAAAGGTGATGGTGGCAGTTGTGTCAAACGAGAGTGGGCTCACGCTTACTTTTGAAAGACCGACTGAAGCCAATGTAGCTCTGGCATTACAACCAACGATTGCATCCAAGGAAAGTGGGGTTCTGAAGATCGTTTCCTCTGATGTAGGAGAGTCGTCAATCAAAGAGGTGGTCCAAAAGTCAGAGATTTCAATGCTAGGGCTTACTGGAGATACTATATCAGATGAATTCCAAAGGTCAACCGAAATCGAATCATTGCAGCAATTCCACATGGCATCAACGGACGCGATTATTCGCAAACAGATGCATGCGATGGTCTATACAGGTCCGCTGAAAGTTCAACAGTGTAAGAATTATTTAGACAACCTGGTAGCATCGCTCTCTGCTGCGGTATCAAATCTGAAGAAGATCATAAGAGATACCGCTGCAATAGATCTCGAAACTAGGGAAAAATTTGGAGTTTTTGATGTATGTTCTGGGAAGTGGCTAGTGAAACCCTCGACAAAGGGTCATGCTTGGGGAGTTGTGATGGACTCAAACTACAAGTGTTTCGTTGCACTTTTAACCTATGATGGCGATAACATAGTGTGCGGCGAGACATGGAGGAGAGTGGCTGTGAGCTCTGAATCGATGGTGTATTCGGACATGGGGAAGATCAGGGCGATACGCTCTGTGTTGAGAGACGGAGAGCCGCTTATCAGTAGTGCAAGAGTAACATTGGTGGATGGTGTGCCCGGATGTGGGAAAACAAAGGAGATCCTTGCTAGAGTCAATCTTGACGAGGACTTAATTTTAGTACCGGGGAAGCAAGCCGCTGAGATGATAAGAAGGAGGGCCAACAGTTCTGGATTGATAGTCGCAACAAAGGACAATGTTAAAACTGTTGATTCCTTCTTGATGAATTATGGAAGAGGACGCTGTCAATACAAAAGGCTATTTGTGGATGAAGGTCTTATGTTGCACCCTGGTTGTGTCAATTTTCTAGTGGCGATGTCTCTGTGTGACGAAGCATTTATTTACGGAGACACCCAACAGATACCTTACATTAACAGAGTTGCAAATTTCCCATACCCTAAGCATTTGAGTCAACTAGAGGTGGATGATGTGGAGACCCGGAGAACTACACTTCGGTGCCCTGCAGATATAACACACTTTTTGAATCAGCGTTATGAGGGTCAAGTTATGTGCACTTCAACTGTTGTCAGATCCGTGGCACAAGAGGTGGTACAAGGTGCAGCTGTCATGAACCCGGTGTCCAAACCGTTGAAAGGAAAGGTGATAACCTTTACACAAGCTGATAAATCCATGTTACTTTCTAGGGGTTATACCGATGTGAATACTGTGCATGAGGTTCAAGGAGAGACATATGAGGATGTGTCGTTGGTAAGATTAACTCCGACACCTGTCGGGATCATCTCAAAGGAGAGCCCTCATTTGTTAGTTGCACTTTCAAGACACACGAGGTCAGTTAAATACTATACTGTGGTGGTAGATGCTGTAGTATCTGTTCTTAGAGATTTAGAATGTGTAAGTAGTTACCTTCTAGATATGTATAAGGTAGATGTATCTGTCCAATAGCAATTACAGGTTGAAGCAGTGTATAAAGGTGAAAACTTATTCGTTGCAGCTCCCAAAACCGGAGATATTTCTGACATGCAGTTTTATTACGACAAATGTTTGCCTGGGAACAGTACAGTCCTCAATGAGTACGATGCTGTAACCATGCAAATTCGTGATAATAAACTAAATGTTAAGGATTGTGTTCTAGATATGTCAAAGTCAGTACCGTTACCGAGAGAAACTGGAAAGTCTCTAAAACCGGTAATCCGTACAGCTGCTGAAATGCCTAGAAAACCGGGATTATTGGAAAATTTGGTCGCTATGGTCAAGAGAAATTTCAATTCTCCAGAGCTCAGCGGAATAGTAGACATTGAAGACACTGCTTCTTATGTAGTAGATAAGTTTTTTGATGCATATTTACTTAAAGAAAAGAAAAAACCAAAGGATTTACCTTTGCTTTCTAGGGCTAGTTTGGAAAGATGGATAGGAAAACAGGAAAAGTCAACAATTGGTCAACTAGCCGATTTTGACTTTATTGATCTTCCTGCTGTGGACCAGTACAGACACATGATTAAGCAGCAACCAAAACAACGTTTGGATCTTACAATTCAAACGGAGTATCCGGCACTGCAAACAATTGTGTATCACAGTAAGAAGATCAATGCTCTCTTTGGCCCTGTATTCTCTGAGCTAACAAGACAACTGCTTGACATGATCGATAGTTCGAGATTTATGTTCTATACAAGAAAGACTCCTAGCCAAATCGAAGAATTTTTCTCAGATTTGGATTCGGAGGTTCCTATGGATATACTAGAGCTTGACATCTCTAAGTATGATAAATCTCAGGGCGAATTTCACTGTGCAGTTGAATATGAAATTTGGAGAAGGTTAGGCCTCGACGATTTTCTCGCTGAGGTATGGAAACATGGTCACCGGAAGACTACTTTAAAGGACTATACTGCCGGAATCAAAGCTTGCCTGTGGTATCAAAGGAAAAGTGGTGACGTAACAACATTCATTGGTAATACTGTGATTATAGCGGCATGCTTATCTTCAATGCTACCAATGGATTCATTGATTAAAGGAGCTTTCTGTGGAGATGACAGTATCTTGTACTTCCCAAAGGGGTCTCAATTTCCTGATGTGCAACAATGTGCAAACTTAATGTGGAATTTTGAGGCTAAGCTTTTCAGAAAGAAGTACGGGTACTTTTGTGGAAGGTACATCATCCATCATGATAGAGGCTGTATTGTGTACTATGATCCTCTTAAATTGATCTCTAAGCTTGGTGCAAAACACATCAAGGATAGGGAACACTTAGAGGAATTTAGAACGTCTCTTTGTGATGTTGCTGGTTCGTTGAACAATTGTGCGTATTACACACAATTGGACGAAGCTGTGAGTGAGGTTATAAAGACCGCACCCCCGGGTTCGTTTGTTTATAAATCATTAGTTAAGTTTTTGTGCGATAAAAGGTTGTTTCAATCACTCTTCTTAGATTGAGATGGCTCTTGTAGTCAAAGATGACGTTAAGATCTCTGAGTTTATCAATTTGTCTACGTCCGAGAAGTTTCTTCCGGCCGCTATGACGTCTGTCAAGTCGGTAAGAGTTTCAAAGATAGACAAAGTGATCGCAACTGAGAACGATTCGTTATCTGATGTTGACTTGCTCAAGGGTGTTAAATTGATCGAAGAAGGTTATGTGTGTTTAGCTGGGTTAGTGGTGTCAGGTGAGTGGAATTTGCCCGATAACTGTCGTGGTGGTGTCAGTGTATGTTTGGTTGATAAGAGAATGCTTAGACACGACGAAGCTACGCTCGGTTCATATAAAACTGGTGCTGCTAAGAAGAGATTTGCGTTCAAGCTTATCCCGAACTACAGTGTTACAACAGCCGATGCTAAAAGAAATATCTGGCAAGTTCTTGTCAATATTAAAGGTGTGGCAATGGAGAAGGGTTTTTGCCCATTATCCTTAGAATTTGTGTCGGTGTGTATTGTGCATAAAACAAATATAAAACTTGGACTGAGGGAGAAAATTACAAATGTCTCAGACGGAGGACCCGTCGAACTTACAGAAGAAGTTGTTGATGAGTTCGTCGAATCAGTTCCTATGGCTGAGAGGTTACGTAAATTTCGAGGACGGTCCAACAAAAAGAGTAATAAATTTGTAGAGAAAAATAATAATAAAAGAGGTGATAAGGGTGGTAAATTGTTAAAGAAGATTGATAATGAAACTGAGACGGAGTCATCTGACGCCGAATCATCTTCGTATTAATCATGTCTTACACAATTTCGAATCCGAATCAATTAGTATATCTAGCTTCTGTATGGGCTGACCCAACAGAATTGCTTAATTTATGTACTAGTGCTTTGGGTAATCAGTTTCAAACACAACAGGCCAGAACTACTGTTCAACAACAATTCTCTGATGTGTGGAAGACTGTTCCTGCTACTAATATTAGGTTTCCTAATGCTGGTTTTAAAGTTTACCGATACAATGCTGTTCTTGATTCTCTCATAACAGCTTTGTTAGGAAGTTTTGATACTAGAAACAGGATCATAGAAGTAGAAAATCCGCAGAATCCAACTACCGCCGAAACGCTTGACGCGACTAGGCGTGTGGACGATGCAACTGTGGCCATTAGGTCCGGTATAAATAACTTAATGAACGAGTTAGTTCGTGGCACGGGAATGTACAATCAAGCTCAATTTGAGAGCGTGAGTGGACTGACCTGGGCTACAACTGCGACTTCTAGTTAAGTAATAAAAGGAGTCATGACTTAATTGTCCGTGGTGGATACGATAATCCATAGTGTTTTTCCCTCCACTTAAATCGAAGGGTAGTCGTCTGGATGAAACACAAGATTTACACGTGTGACGTGTATATGTGGGCGACGTAAAATTTTCAGGGGTTCGAATCCCCCCCG